ATAACTCTACTCAATGGGCGGGCAAGCATTTCTTTAAATTCGGATACTCTCGCCTTTATCTGTTCCCATACATTAAGCAATGGTTTCATTGCTCGAATTCGGGCCAGGCCTTGTTTCATGTTATCTTCATTTGATACTGCTGATTTTTGCGCTTCTGATAATTGTTCAAATTGCTTTCTTTCATCTGCTGATAATTTTGCTAAATCGGTCTGTAATTTATGAGCTTCTTGTAATTCCTTCACTGATAACCCGATTGCATCCGCTAACGCTCTTTTTTGAAAGAAGTTCATACTATCCATACTTCCAATTTGCCGAGTAAGATCAGCGATACCCTGTGTGACTCCTTCTGCATCTCCCAAGAACGCTGCTCGTCTGAGAGCCGATAAATTCAAATCTCTACCAAGTAAAACTTCCGCTTCCATTTCCTTTGTTATGGATGATTCAAAATCTAACAACCCCTCCGCTACGCTAGCGACCTTACCAATATCCAACCCTAATAATCTTGCCTGAACAGCAGCACTAGCGAGTTCTGTATCATAACCAGAAAATGTACCCAGTATTTGATCCGCATTGGTGGCTAGGTCATCCGCTACTACATTGAACCCAATACCAGCGGCGGTTGCTATAGCACTTAGCGACGCAACCGCTGATGTACTTTGTCGTCTCGTTTCGCTACCAAATAATTGAAATGTGTTAATTACACCAGCCGTGGTGTCTGCGGTCGTACCTAATCTGGCATTAAGTTCATTTACCAAATTATTTTCGTCAGCTGTTATCTTTCTTGCCACACCCAACGATGCAACCAACGCTGCGCTATTTGTAGCTACATCATCCGATGATAATCCTATACTCAGATAATGACCACGAGTTTGATCAAGATATTTACTAAACTTTGATGCCCTATCTACAGTAAATCCAAATTGCTTTCTAAAATTTATTACTGCATTCTGAACTTCTATCATCCTATCAAATGCGGCAGTGAAAGCCTTACCAATCATTGCAATAATACCGATTATAAGGCCACCAGCGAGCAATCCAATACCAACGGTACTAGCCTTTGCCATTTTCATAGCATTGGCTTTCATTTTTCCCGTACTTCTAATTGATCTTTTTTCTATTCTGGATTGTAATTCCTTTTGTCGTTTTGCATATTTGGATAATATCTGAGGATTGAATCCTGGATTGAATCGGCCCTTATCATTTTTTGCTTCTTTTATTTTTTTAGATAGTTCGGAATACTCTGAATTCAATGTTCTAGTTGTACGTAACGTATCTTTGGAAAACAACTGAGGACTATCCTTAACTGCTGATAGATGTTCTCTTGCGATAGCCAGTTTTTCTTCCATGTCAGCCTGCCTACCAACAGCTGCATTCATTTCTTTCAATTCAGATGGAGTCATAAGAAATGGTGCTCCACCTTTCAACCCCCAATCCTTTTCATTTTTAACTTTAAGGGCCTCAAGTTCATTGGCAATATCTGATACTTTCTTTTCATTTACAGTTATTCCATCTGAAAATTTACTAAAGAATAACTTTGTTTGAACACCAGCCTTAGCCGCAGCGTTACCAATGGCACTAAATGAATTAGGTATTATGTTTTTTACAAAATTCTGAACATATTTATTGGATACATTGAGTGCATCCTTTATCTTATCAGCGATTCCTAGATTATCGAATCCTTCTTTTATTCCGTCGGTGGACTCTTTTATCTTATCAGTTAGTTTACCAATAAGCCCCAAATTACGCTCTTCAATCTCAGCGGCACGTTCACGTAAGGAATTCGCTTCCTTTCTGAGTTTGTTTTGATTTCTTAGTTCATCGTTCGTTGCCACGCAATTCTCCTAATATACAAACATAAATATCCGAACTTAGGAAAGTTACCCCCTAGCCGATGGAATATCAGGCGACGCAACTAAAGGTTCTTGATTTGGCTGTACATTTTCACGCTCTTTAAAGCTGATTAGCTTTTGTATATAAAAGTGTCTCATTGGAATTGGCATGTTATACACATCGGTATGTGTCATGGAACCTGCCGCATAAACTAGCGTAAAAATTTCAGAGTGAAATATATCCCTATAATCAGGCGGAAGGCCAAAGAAACGATAAGTCGATAGGCACCTCCAACCTATCGGAGAAACTACAATTTGAACATGTAAAGTCAAACGTTGTATCCATATCAGGATCGTTCTTTTCTATATGAGCAATTAGTGCTCTAGCGTCTGGCGTAATAAATCTATTATCAACAAAGTCACGAATATGACTTGGATTTGCATCACCATCAACCGATGTAATGATATATCTATATTCCGTGCTTCTTTTTCTACTAACATCTGATTTGCCGCGAATCTTTTCATACGCAGCAATATCTTGTTGTATTTTTTGTTCGACGGCGTGCGTTACGTGTTGGTATGTAACTGTTATTTCTGATTTGGGTAGTTTGAACTCAAATGAATTTTGATGTTTGTAGTCAAATTCTAATTTCCTTGGTTCAATATCAGATAGATTTATAGTTGTTTGTTGTCTGGTATTACAGGTCGGACATGTTATTGTAACATCATAATCTGCCCCGAATCCCATAATACGTGTTGCTAATACAATAGCATTCTTATCACCAGTCAATAAATCATCAATATTCACACCAGGCGTAACAATAACCGATTCTATCAACTTATCAAGAACAATACCCTTTTGTATCAAGTTGGTAGATGATAGAATATCCTCTTCTCTACCAGTCATATACTTAATTTCAATAGTACCTTTAGAAAGTGGATGTTCTTCTGAATATAATAATCCCTTTGAAGGTAAATCTATTACTTCACTTGGAAACTTGGATTGTTGTTCATTCATATAACTTATTTATTTTGTAACTATTACTTTCTATTATCCTAAACGAGGTGGTCTACGCGATCCTTCGTTTTCTTCTCCACCCAAATCAGTAAAGTTTCCAGATGTACCCTGACCTGATTGATTTTCTACACCAGAATATTCTAGTATAGCGTAATCATATGCCAATTCGAGTGTAATCTGTACGGGGTCGGATGTCGACCAATCAAAATCACCATAGTTAACATTAGCACACCATGCACCTGCCAACTTCCATGTTTCTATCACTTCACCATCTGCACCCACTGCATCAAATCTAAGATCACGTTTGTAATCCAAAGCGTAACCCTCCTTTCCGGTTACAGAATTGTGATGGTGATTTCTAATCCACGCTTCAACTGCGGCAGCGCCAACGGGCGTAATTGGATCATATAATGTCACACTAATGTTATTCCAAGTAGCCTTTCCTTTAAACTTACGCTGAATATTAACATAATCAACAAGTACAGGATCCATATTAAATGTGGGTCTCTGTGCTGTACGAACTAAATAATTTGGTGGACCGGCCGGATCGAGGAAAAACAAAAATCTGTTTTGCATTTTCGGTTCGAATTGTGTCCATCTTAAATCTTGAAAGGCCATTTAAATCTCCATTGTAGGTTTCATTTGAACTACTATTATCTAAAGAAAGTGGTAGTTCTTTTGTGGTTATTGATAAATATCAATTATTCTATTTTTACGATGCGAATGATGCGCCGGTAGGTAGAACGTTGAAATCAAGTATAATAAATTCAGCTGTTCTTGATGGTTGAATCCAAATTGTACCCTGTAAGATGTTTCTATCTATGATATCAGGAGTGTTATTGGTATCATCCATTTGAACACGATAAGAAAATATACCCTGTCTTGCCACAACTGTTTCGAGATATGGTTCAACCACACTAAGGAATGTTCTACGTGTCGCTAATGTATTTTGTTCAAACACAAGGTATCGAGATGTAGAAGCGATGAATTTCTTCAATGCAATGACAAGCCTACGTACACCAATACGATCAAGAGCAGATGCTTTATCTTGTAGTGTTTTTTGTCCCCATGCCACAATACCTTCGGATGGGAAACTTGCGATTGGATTCACCTTACCAGAGTAAAGATTATCACGATCACTAAATGTTAATCTCTTATGAACCGATGTTGCAGCTGATATGCCTCCACGGTTAAATCCAGCAGGAGCCCACCACTCATATGCCACTTTATCATTTGCAGCGAATACACCAGCCATAACAGCTGATGGTGGAACGGATATAATCTTATTTGTAGTTACATCATTAATCTTAACCCAAGGATAGTAACATCCTGCAAATGATGAATTAACTTGTCCTGCTTGTGAAATTGCAGTATCAACAGTTGCCGTTGGTCCAACCAAATCAGCTATATAAAAACAATCACCACGATTTTCAGCCACTGTAATAGCCTTTGTAGTTACGGCCGGGTGAAGCGATCTAATAATACCTGGTGTAACAAGTAGGTTAATATCAAATTCATCTGGGTTTGAAATTGCGTTCAATGCGCGTGTGTACGAAACAGTACCGGATGCGGTTGATGTAGAGCAATCAAATCCAAGTGTGTTTGTTGCTGATATGTTCGATCCTGTCTTTTTCTTTACAATTTCACTTAGTCCATCAAATCCACCTTGAAAACCAAGAGAGAATCTTCGTCTAAGAAGATCATTTGATGTTTGAGTTGAACCAGTCAATTCGATATTCAATGTATCTTCAAACGAAAATGAAACATTATTTCCAACTCCTGCATTATCAGGAATTGGTTTCAAGTAATTTATATTGTCAGATTTTACAAAATCAAATCCACTGTAATCAGTAAATGGTGATACCAACGATCCTGTTGAAAATACAACTGGCGGTAGAGATGAATCATTTACTGGAAGCGACATGGCTGCAAATCCCGCTGGGACTGATGTTACTGGATAATCTTCTTCGTTCTTAACTTCAACACGAATGTAACGAGAGTTATTATCATAATCACCTGTTTCGGTGATCTTTCCATCTGTATCTACATCCACATCCCTATCACCAATTACACGACCAATAAAGTTGGGCGATGATGGATCTAACGTAATTCCCTGAAACGATTCAAGAACAACTGGTCTGTTTTCAGTATCATCGTACTTACGAACAGATACGTTAAATGAACCATAATCTGAACCTTGTACAGATCCGGCAACTCTTACGGTATCTATTGATATTTTGACGCTTTTGTTAGTATCTCCACCATCTGATAATGTATGAAATCTAAATAGATTGTAACGAGAATTAGATCCAGCGTTTTGAACACGCTGAGATAATACCCAAGGAGTCGTTGCATTTGTAACATCTCTAGTAAAGTCCATAGCGGTATCAGCTAACACTTCAATGGATGCTGTTACTTCACCATCTCCACGATACTGATTTAGTATATTTTCAAATAACACATAATTGTATGCATCGGTTGTTGTTGATAATGAATCAGTACCAAATACAGATTTAATATACTGTGTTGATTGTGGATCAAATGAGAACGAATAATCAGTAGATGATAATCCAGATCCTGTTAGAGATAACACTGCTGTTTTTGTTGCAGCATATGTTAAACCACTTCCAGTTGCAATCGTCGTTCCGGAGAAACCACTCAAGCTACCATTACCGAGAGTTCCTGCGAGTACAGCTACGGTTTGTGGTGTATTACCACCGACACTAAATTTAATAGCTAGAGATCCTGATTGCGCATACCCACCCGTTGCACCAACTCTAACAACAGTAACTCTACCGTTGTTTTTCAGATAATCCTCTACCGTATATGATCCAAGATGCTTTCCATCTGGTATTCCAAACAATGCCTGGAAATCTGCTTGAGTTTCAACTGTAGTTGGTGTGAAGGCTGGTCCCTTTGGGAATGGGGCGACAACTGCCGCTCCAATTTCAGCAACACCTTGATTTACAAATGATAGGTCGTTTTCTCTTGTAAAAACGCCTGGACTTACAATCTTTTGAGCCATTTGATTCTCTTTATTGGTTCTATTTTGAACTACCACTCACTGGGAGTGGATTCCCGAACTGAATTAACTATTGTTAAATTCATATCTTCACGGGCGTAAAGTTCCGCAGTCCCTGCGGTATGTTGTCTGTTAAAATCCATCCCCTATTTAAAGAAGGTGGTTTTCTTTTATGCTACTGTGAACTACCCACCCACGCCAGAGGCGATGGGATGGGCTTCGGGTTTCATAGAGTGTGCTTTGTTGCCAAAGTCTGATTTTTTCTCCACCGTTGTAATGGATAGTTCCTGTCCATATATTTTAATCCTTCTTTTATAAATATAAGTTTAATTTCTAAAAACAAACTTAAGCGGGTGTAATTTCACCAGTTGCCATATTAATAGTTGAATCTCCGTACTTATATGATAACTTCTGGACCATCGCTTGTCGCTTAGCAACAAGTTCTCGGGTCTGTAGAAGAAGTTGTTCTTTTTGTTTACGGCTTTCATCCATCATGAATTCTACTTCACCTAACTGAGATACTACCAAATTTATATCATTTCTAATTTCATTTAATTCTTTCAATTCATCTTCATTCAGTGTATTGCCATTGTTTTTTGTTTCGTTTGGGGCTGTTTTAATTTCTTTGTTTGTCATAATAGAGTAACTCTTTTTAAATTAGTTTGAAACCTTCATAGGTTCCTACGTATATATATCAATTAAATATAGATTATAGTTGATTTTCACATAAAATTAACAAGCTGGTAAAAATTGACACTAGCTTCACGGCCACTCTGGGTGGTTGGGTATGTCAAGTGCTTCAATTTCTGATCCCGTCATATCGTTTATTGATGCTTTTATTGTAGCTTCTGCTATTCGTATTTGTGTTACTGCATCTTTAACTGATCTAAGGCCGGTCATTGTTGCATTTTCACTGTCTGTTAGTGGTCTATTATCTCGTTTGTCAAGTAAATCTACCGCGTCCATCAACGCAATTAATTTATCAGTTGAATCTCCTGAAACTGCTGATACTCGTTTGTCGGCTTCTTTTTCAACCTTTGCTTTATACATACCAACAAACTGATCCGTTTCTTCTACTGTTTTATCCAACACATCCCACTCCAAAACCCAAGAACCATCTTTTTGTTTTGTTGGTGCATTTTTAGCTGAAATCTTTTTTATTTTGTTATCTACAGTTGGTTTAGTTCCTAACGATATTGTATGAATATTATATCTTTGCAAGATATTATCATTCATATTTTTTACGTTAGGAAAACTAACATTTGGATATTCACGTTTTAATGTTCCTATATCATATGGGAATTTAACAACGGTTTCATTTGAATCTATTTTAACAAACATAATTTACCTCTTTCTTATATTTGAACTACCACTCACTGGGAGTGGATTCCCGAACTGAATTAACTATTGTTAAATTCATATCTTCACGGGCGTAAATTTCCGCAGTCCCTGCGGTATGTTATATATTATTAAATATAAATGACCACAAAATTCATCTACTCCTTCAATAAAGTAGTTTTCTTTTATGGTCATTGATAAATATTGATTAAAGATCGAATTGCCAAACAATAACACTACCACTTGGTGTTAACCCGGCGTCAGTAGAAAACATTCGTTTTCCTGTCTCTTCATTAAAATACAAACCATATCCCGGAATAATACTAAAATCTGATGGTACACTTGTAGAAACATTATCATATGTGGCACTTCCTATATCCCAAGACCCACTTAATGTATATTGAGTAACTATGTCTGGGAAATTTCCTGATAGGAACATTTTAAAACCATCAGGTCTAACATATAATGTCCTAGCCTGTCCAAGTTCACTTCCATTATAATAACTACCAGATGCTTGTATTGCTGTAGATATATCCCATGGTGTTTGTAAATTCAATTGATAAATAGTATCTGCAGATAACCCAGAAAAAAACACTCGATCTCCAGATGGGTTAATTGATATTCCCCACGGCGCACTATCAATTAACGATATATCTATTGTTTTTGAATCATAAGTGGTAGTTGATATATCCCACGCACTTGATAATGTATACTGGTGTATCGAATCACCGTTATCCGTAATAACATATACCGCAGTACCATCTGGTTTAAATGCTAGTCCACGAGGGAATTCAACTTGTCCACTTATATCTACACTACTACTGTTATATGATATACTCGTAACATCCCATGCTTCTGATAAATCAAATTCCCATATACTTGCGTTTTGTCCATTTTTTGCGGGATATGTTGTATATAATTTAGTTCCATCTGGTTTAAATGCGAGACCGTTGCCAGCGGATGGTTCTATACTACCATACTCCCCATTATATGTTGCGTTTGTGATATCCCAACTACCACCCGGTTGTTTTGAAAGCATATTAATTAACATATTTGTCGACATACAATATTACCTTTTATTTAGAATCTATCATTGATGCTACACCACGCCATGTTGTCCCACTATCACTACTTACAAACGTAAGAACATCAACGCTACCAGATGTAAGTGTTGGTGCGGTTGCTGACGGCCATTTAACTTCTGTAGGCCATGATACAGTAGTTGTTCCACCATCTGTAAGTTCTAGTATAAACCCAGTTGCATATCCGGTAGATGGAGGATTATCAAATGTAAATTGAGATGGAACAGATCCTGTTATAGTAGCTGTAAAGTAATTTGCCTTTGAAAGATCAAATGATTGAGTTGCCGATGCTATACCTATAGCAATGCGCTTCATATCAAATGAACCGCTAAAAGAAGTTGATCCGGAAATATTAGTTGAGCCGGCGTCGAGTGTTCCGGTGACGGTGGTGTTGCCGACTAAATCTGTTGTACCGACCACATGTAATTTGCTTGTGGGTGCCAT